CACTCTATCAGCTCTAGCAAAAGACTGTTATTACGGTGCTCTATCAGACTGTCTAAGCACATCAAACTGGCCAGCTCTAAACATCATAGCTGCAACAATGATAGCTGACCCAGACAGTGCAGGAACACAGGAAATATTAACACTATTCGCAGCTAAACTAGCCACTGAAGAGGGCATAATCTTAACCTAGGAGGATAACATGAGAAAAGTAATACTTATAACACTAGGGGCTGTCCTTCTTATAGTAGGGATAGCATATGCAGTTAGTCCAGACGCTCTTACTGGAGACCCAACGATACGTAAAGGGATGGCATACGGAGAAACAGCAGCTGGCAATCCAGTAAAGATGCTTGTAGATACTGACGGCACGCTAAACATTGGTTAATGAATAATGCTAAAGGAGAACATGACATGAAGAAATTATTATTACTTGCTCTAGTAGCGTTCATTGCACTTGCTGGCGTTGCGGTTGCTAGTGACTACAAGACTACAGACCCAACTATCCGCAAATACATGTGGTATGGGGAAACTGCTGGCGGTGTCCCTGCTAAGATTCAAGTGGAAGCTGATGGGACTGTTGTTACTTCTGGTGGTTCTGGTGGCACTTCAGTGTTTACCGAGACGGCAGATGGAGCTTATTTAGATGGTGACGTTACTGTAACTGGCTTAATGGAAGCTATAACTATAAACACTGGACAGGGGGCTAATGAATTGTACACTATGAACCAAGATGTTGAGTCTAGTGATGCGGTAGTGTTCGCAACTGTTAACACCGGTCAGGGAGCGAACGAACTATTCGACATGGACCAGAATGTGTTGGAAGCAAGTGCTGTTACATTCGCTACAGTTAATACGGGACAAGGTGTGAATGAACTATATGCAATGAATCAGGACGTTGAATCATCTGATAGTGTAACGTTTGCTGCGATAACTGCAACGGGTGCTATTACAGTTGGTGGGTCTGGAACTGAGGGCGTTATTATTATGCCTGATAGTGGAGCGACTGACCATGATTTGACTATTGGAACTAACGATAAGATTTATATTGATGGTGCTGAATATGCTTCTGGTGCTATTACAGTTGGTGGCACAGTAACGTATGTGACTAGTATTACAGATGATTTCGTTGTAGGTGGAACTACTCTTGCTAATGGGGCTTTATCTTTTGATGAGAGTGCTGGTGCGTTGACTATAGATGGACCACTGACTACTGGTGGGTTGGTTACGATTCAGGGAAATACTTTGATTGATGGGGATTTGAGTGTTAACAACAAATTGTTGGTTAGTGATTTGCAAGGGTATATTTATCTGCAAATGACGGCAGATGACACTTCCGTTTCAGCAACTAACTCATTAAATTTTGTAAAATCTTCTGGGACTCTAGCGCACAACGACACTACATTCAAGACTACATTGTTAGCAGGTCGAACTTATCGTGGATTCTGTGACATGAGGGCAAATTTTAGCGCGTCAGGAACACTTACTTGCCAGTGGTGGAACGATACTGACAGCGAACAGGTAACAGATTCATCGACTAACAAAGTATATGCAGTATCTGGAACCTCTGCTCAGGGCAGTAATACCAGCTTGGGGTTTCTGGTGACACCAACCACAAACATTGACATCTATTTGAGGGTGTCTGCTAATAGTAATTGCACGAGTATTTTCGCAGTAGACACGGAAGCATTTATTCAAGAAATAATATAAGGAGCAACCATGAAACGAATACTATACACAGCATTACTGTTACTGTTACTTGCTGGCGTTGCGATTGCTAGTGACTACGAGACTACAGACCCAACTATCCGCAAATACATGTGGTATGGGGAAACTGCTGGCGGTGTCCCTGCTAAGATTCAAGTGGAAGCTGATGGGACTGTTGTTACGTCTGGTGGAGGTAGCGCCGCTCCAGCAAGTAATATCATAAATGGTACAGCAGACGGTCAAATGGCTTTTTGGAACGATACTCTTGGAGAATGGCAGTACACCGAAACTTCTGAACTGTTTTGGGATGATACGGCTAAAAGCTTAGCGATTGGTTCGGACTTAACGGCTCGACACGCTTACTTGGACGGCTTGTCTTTCACCAGTGAAGTTGACTTTGATAATATTGGAAACATTACTATGTCAGAAAATTTGTCTGTTGATGTAGTTAATGCTAGAATACTTAATGGTGACGCTTCAGCAGTAACAGGTTTGGACGCTTCTAATATTTCTGATTTTGATACAGAAGTAGGAAATCAAACAGATGTTGCAAGTAATACTTTAGCAAGACACGATGCAATAACTTTAAATACTTCTGCTACTGCTGGAGGGCTGAGCCTAGACACACAGGAAATAAGTAATCAATCTGCGACAAATGCAAGAAATGGATATATGACTTCTGCCCTTGTCGGTAATATAGAAACAAATAATGCAAAAGATACTAATGTATCAACTAATTTAGCTGAGGGAACATCAACAGAAACTACTGTTCTTGTTACTTCTTCTGATGGAACAGACGCTACTTTAAATTCAGCGTCAACTTCAAGAGCGGGATTACTTACTAAAGCTAAGTTCGATGAAATAGTAACTAATACATCAAAGACTTCTAATGTAAGTACAAACCTAAGTTTAGGGACTGTGACTGGAACAACGATGGCTGTCAATTCTTCTGATGGCACAAATGCCACGTTAGTTGAAGCCTCTGGAACTGAGGCAGGACTTTTAACAGCTTATTTTCATGATGAAATTGTAGATAACTCTGCGAAGATATCAAACAAAACCCATACAGGAGAAGTAACTGGTGCGACAGCATTAACTATTGCAGACGGCGTTGTTGATGTTGCTAATATTGACGCGACTGGAACGGCGAGTGCTACGACTTATTATCGAGGTGATGGTTCTTGGGCAACTCCTGACGGGGGTAGTGGCTCTTCTGTATGGTCAGACAATGGAGTCGATACTGTTACTCCGCTTAATGAAGGTCGAGATGTAACGACCAGCGGGGTATTTTCCACTACCTCTAGTATGTATTTCGGAGATTACTTGTTTCATAACGGTGATACGAATACATATCTACAATTTTTGACAGACAGAATAGAAATAAAGGCTGGTGGGAATGATTATATTACTATTATAGAAGGGGCAGAGGATTCAATTATAATAAATAACAATTCTCTGGACATTGATTTCATCATTGAGTCTGATACAGATCCTACGGCTTTTGTTTTAGACGGTGAAACAGGCGACGTATCAATCCAAACAGACCTTTCATTAGGCAATACATTAAGCGTAGGCAATGACGTTGTGATAACCAACACAATGACAGCAGATGACGCTATTGTTGCAGGTGATACTATTGCTTACCGTAATAGTGATGAGTTTTATATCGCAAGTCAATCAACGGACGTTGCGGCAGGTAGTGATTTGTCGCTTGTGAATAACCTTACGGTTGGCGAAGGGTATATACAGATAGACGACCTTTACCTGCAAGGCAATCTAACGATGAGTGGCGACACTTCAAGTAGCACTGTTCTTGATGCGAGCCTTACGACTAGCCTGTTGATTTTCGTTGACGGTGAGGCTTGGTATTTGGAAGCGAGGAAAGCCGTATGATTAGAAAACTGATAGCAACATTAATGTTATTATTCATGCTCTGCCCTTCAGTTATGGGGGAGCAGAGTGCGTTCTTGACGTTTGAGAAAAGTGGCGTGTCGGCTCAAGAGGCTGGGGTTTCGTTTGATGCTCCTAGCCCCCTTACTTAGACTTTACGACATTCACAGAAGTAGACGCAGGAAGTGATATAACTGTTACTAAAAATAGCGTGTCGGTATTGAACATGCCGAGAAACGTAGTTTCTAGCGTAGCTTATTCACGAAACGCTTCAGGGTCTACTTCTTATCAAACACAAGAAGTGAGCAACTTTGAAATTGTTTCAGAAAAGGACATGTAGATGAAAAAAATACTCTTAACAATTCTATGCTTAATCTTTACAACAAGCGTTTCCGCGTCTACTGAGTTTGAAGTTATTGTTGATGTAGATAGTGGGGCCGGCTATGACTACTCGTCATTCTCTAATTGGGAGACGGCGTGTCAGACAGACCTCACAGCGACAACGACTAAAGTGTTTGGACACAGTGGAATCACTGGCGCTGTTGGTGATGGTTCGACTGTTACGGGCCAGACTAGTTCTGCAACTGGCCGAATCGTTCATGCTACCTCAGACCAGATTCTACTTGATACAATAACTGGAACGTTCTCAAGCGGAGAGATTATGCAAGTTTCTGTTGGCAACAGCGTGACTATTACAGACGTAGGTGCCGGTTCGTGGATGCTTGTCACGTTTAAAAATTCTAGTGGCTCTACTGCAGGCGCAGGGACGATGGACGGTTACACTTGTGACACGGATAATTATGTCAAGCTATGGTGTGACCCTGATGATATATACAGGCATGAAGGGGTAGACGAGAATGGCAAATTTACATTTACTGATAACCTCGTTATCTCTGATCAGCATATTATTGTTGATGGCTTCATTATGGATGGAAGAAAGATAGTATCGAACTCAGACAATAGAAGCGGAACTACTGGTTCAGGCGGTATTATAGAAAACTGTATCGTCTCTGGAATATGGGCTCCTGGTGGTGACTTAGCTATACAGAACTACGGCTTTCATCAGGGAATGATAATTAGAAATAACATAGTATATGATTGTGGCGTTCCGCTTGGTTCAGTGTTCTCTGGAAGAAACTTTACCGCGATAGGAACTACAAGAAATACATTCATACATAATAATACTATTTACGGGATATACAATAATGACCTAAACGGTGGAGACGCCATAGGAATATCGAACACAAGTAGCGGTGAGGTTTACAACAACGTAGTGATGAATTTGTTTTCTGAAAATGACCTGGAAACGTATTATGTTTTTGGTGGGACAACTCACGACTACAACGCTTCTGGCGATTCGTCTGCAACTGGAACTAATAGCCTTATAAATGTTGCCGACACGCAGTTTACTGAAACATCAAGCGGTATAGAAGATTTCCATTTGGCAACAGGTTCAGATTTGATAGGCACAGGGACTGACTTGTCTTCTGACTTCACTAATGACATTGATAATGACACACGTTCTGACCCTTGGGACATAGGCGCAGACGAATACATACAAACATTATTTCCAACAGTAACCCTTGGCGCATATCAAGGATAACCGAAAGGACAGAACAATGAGAAAACCGATAGCGTTATTTTCCTTTTTCTTATTACTCTGCTTCCCACTAAGCGCCGACTTACTTCTAGAGAGAGTAAGTCACGACGAATACGAAATATCGTTTACTGACGAACCAAACGTAGCGGCTTATCAGGCAACTATAAAAGGCGGCAAACCTTATTTCGCTGAGTATCTAGGGACTGGTGACAAGTCTGTTGAGTTCTACGCTCCATCACGCAAGATGATAATATACGGCATGAATGGTAATATGGTAGGCGACGGTAAGGTAAGAATGAAAATAAAGTCTTACGGACGAGCCACGGTTGAGCTAGTCGATGTGGTAGCGGCAACACCAGAAGCAACGGTTTACGATTGTGTTAAACAAGGCTCTTATCAAATAGAAAACACTGTAATTAAAGCTCGATAACAACTTGGAGGAACGCATGACGAAATGTGAATCGCACGAAGAAATGATAAAAGACGTAGCAACAACGAAATCTGACATTAAGCACATTAAAAAGTCAATTGGTGTCCTGTTTAAAAAGTTTGACAAGCTCGTTGTCGCTAACTATCTGATTATATTTTTATTGCTTATTGCGATTGGTGAAAAGCTCTTACCATATGTAACTAAACTAGCGTTTGCAGGAGAGTAACAGAACGGAGGCACGCCATGGCAGAAAATGAAGTCAAAGAGTTGTCAGCCGAAGAAACGATGATTGAGTTTGCCAATGAATTTACAGAAGTGTTGAGGATGCACTTTCTCACAAACATTGAAAAAAATAAGACGAAGGGACGCAATCTTCAGATTTGGGAAGAGCAAGCGCATAATGTATTTAATAAGATCAGAAACACGGTTAGACCATTTGAAGAAATGGACGTATTAATTAAGAGACTACGAATGAAGAATGGAGGATATTGATATGAGCATTCCAAGAAAAGGTGATTGCGGAAATAAACCAAGACAAGGCGGAAAAGGCGATCCGAAACCAATTCGGCGCGGTCGATAATGAAAAAGACACGTATTTACGCGGTTCTGCTGGCTTTACTGGTCGTTTCCGGCACTTTAAGCGGTTGTGCCTATACTGACCTAGCTTCAGCGACAATCGGCCTGCTGTGCGAAGCGGACGAGCAATCAATAATAACAATTAACGGTCTTGAATATGTGAGGAGATAACATGAAACCAATGGTTGATAACCTGTTAGCATTTATATATAAGTTCATTGTGTCAAAGGAAGTTTTAGAGAAGACGGCCGAGATTGTAGTGGAAAATACTGCTGAGGGGCTTGCTAACAGTGCTAAAAAATAGCTACTATTACCGCTACGTTAGTAAAACTGGCATCATTGCCATTTATTCGTTGGCATATCGTGAAATGTTACGAGTTATTACCGTTAGAGTGGTATAAATCGTAAGTAAATGGGAGTTAATAATGCGCTATGAAGAGATAAAACGTTATAAATATAGGACCGTGCAGGATGAGAACTATGTGCTTGCTGAGAGCTTCCCTGCTGTTGATACCTATTGGGTTAAACTGAGAGGCAATAAGCTGTGGATAAGACGTGGCTACGCATGGGATGGCTGTAGTGGTGGAGCTCCTGACCATAAGAATAGCCGTAATGCGTCTCTCGTCCATGATATTCTCTATCAATTGATGAAGACCTCAAAGTTGAGTATGAAGTACCGCAAGAATGCTGACCTATGTTTTAGGGACCTGTTACTGCGTGGTGGATGCTGGAGAGTCCATGCGGCTACTTATTACAGGGGCGTTAGATTAGGTGGACGGTTAGCGCTTAAACGTGGCAAAAAACGCATCATATACGAAGCTCTTTTGTCATAAAAACAGGTAACTATTTCTGACAAAATCTAGCTATCAACAAGGAGGTATGGTCATGGGAACAGTAAGTTTAATAAAAGCACTAAGCACAGAGATACTGATTAACGAACTAATAAGACGGAACGACCATGCCGAGATACATCTTTGGTAAGGAGCTCACTGAATCAAAGTGTATCTATTATGATCAATTTAAAGGTGAATATGACCCTGATGAGGAATATGAGTATGTTGTGTGCGATGAACCTGAAGATGAGGATGATGAGGAAGAGGAAGAGTAGCTGGAAGGGGTGATGAGCCCCAACCAACTTGTGCGTTTATTGCACAGCTCCATTTATCCTATCAACTGCAATGTTATAATATGTTTCGTCTAGCTCTATACCAATGAAGCCTCTTCCTAGGTTCTTACACGCGACTCCTGTTGTGCCACTGCCCATCGTGAAGTCAAGGACCGTTTCACCTTCGTTGGTGTATGTTTTAATCAGATACTCCATGAGTGCTACTGGCTTTTGGGTTGGGTGGAGCTTGCCCCTCCCTGATGTTTTTATCTTTATAATATTCTCTGGATACTTGTGCGTTGCTGTGACTTTCTTCTTTTTATAGTGTGCTAACGGGTTGCTTCTACTTGGCTTAGTTGGGTAACTGTATGTGATTGGTTTATCTCTTTTGACCATCTGAGGATTGTACGCAAGGCGACCTCCACAGAAACAAATTACGTCCTCAGTCTTCATCATCGGCCTATACTTAGCAACTTGGAAGCCTGTCCCCTTTTCCTTTTGCCATACCCAGTGGTGCTTGTACTGCTTTGGATTACTCATTACCAATGCGCTCGTGAACGGTTGAGCACAAGTCATCACAATAGCGCCGTTCGGTTTAATCACGCGTTTCAATTGCTCCCACATCGGCTCAAGCGGTATGATGCTGTCCCATTTACAGGCCGTAGTCCCATAAGGCGGATCTGTCATAACCATATCAACAGAACCATCAGGTATATTCTGCATCTCTTCTAAACAATCTCCATGTATCAAATTCATTATAGCTCCTTTTCTCATAGTATGCCTATGACTTAAACACATTGTATAAACCTACAGTAATCATTGTAACTATCCACAGCACAAACTTATAGATAGTGTAGAGAGCAATGAAGATTCCGAATAGTGTCATCCAGAACCCACACTTAACCTCAGACCACATCTGATGCCCACCCTTTATCCTCATACCCTGCAAACTTTGCGGTGTTTAGCTTGGCAATCTCCTTATTGATATACCAGACTGCTTTCTCTAGGTCCTGTATTGCATCGTCTTTCTCTCCTGCTCTCCATAGATATTTGACAGCATTGCCTCTTAGGAAGCTGAGATGTTCAGTTATCTGGATGCATTCCACGCCAGATGGGTGAGCTGTGTAGTGTTTAGGATGGTTCACTATGTCTCCCGAAGTATTTATTGCCATGTTACACCTCCTTCATGTTTTTGTATTTGCGTCTTATAAACTCGTTAAGCTCTCTTACTATTTGACAAACCCTAGATTCAGTCAGCCCTATAGTAAACCCAATATCCTTCAGCGTCCTGTCTTTCTCGTAGTATTCTACAAACATTTTCTTTTTAACATCATTTAACCTAGAGCTATTAACCACATGTTTCATCATAAGAACGTCAGCGCGATGTCTAGTCTTGGAATAAACAGGCATTTCTAAATCATAATTATTCTCGCTTAGAGAGAAAATGTTCATATTTGTAACCTTACCCCTGCCAGTATATTTTCTGATTGCATCATACATTCTTCTCTTGACCCTCATAAATATATAGCTATCAAAGAAGTCAGGAGTTACTAACGCGTTATGCACTATGTCCTGTCTAATGTCAGCCTTGCAGAAAGTTCGGCAATCATTGACTCCATGCTTCCTGAGCGTATAGTTTATTATCTTATGCAACTTGTCTATTTTCTCTTTATCCCAGTGTATTGCGTCTGACATGACTCTCCTCTCTTGTGCTGTAGACGGCGATTAAGTGCCGTTTAAGCCTCTATTTTGAACGATATGGTTGATAACGATACAATGGGCAGTTAAACCCTTTACAGTCTATTCTACTGTCTTCTCGGCCGTTGCAATCGTAGCAATGAGCCTTAATACATTCTGTTCTGCTGAGTGGCTCACCACGCTCGAATTTGTTCCATTCACGTTGGCCTTTAATCATTCCCATGGTTAGCTCCTTTACATTTTCATAGGAACAACTATGGCGCTTGTCCCTTTAGGTGAGTAATTAACAACTCCGCAGCTTAATATTGGTTTTCTTGCAAACCCTTTACCATAAGCGAACGCATACTTATTACGGTCAATTCCGCAACCAACGCACATACCGAAGATGATGTCTCGCTCACTAGCAGTATATTCAACGCCAGCTACCGAGTGTAAATGCCCAATAACAGTGTTCATGCGCTCATTATTGGCAGTCTGCACATGACCGAACTTTCCACCTGCACCGCTATGCTTATATAGCACATCCCCTATAACGAAACTGAAATCATCTTGCCATGTGTCCGGCAGTTTCCAGATGTCCCTGAAGTCCTTAAAACAGCGAGTTGGTAAGCCAGCAGTTCGTCCTTTACGGTCAACTAGAATATCGTGATTGCCCCTGCATAGCTTAACTTTCGGGAAAGCCTTGAACCAGAGCTTCAGTTTATCGTCAGTCTCTTTCATCTCGTCAGCTGGGCTGAGGCCATCAGGGTCGTTCTCATGGTAGCTGATTGCGTTGTTGTCTACTAGGTCACCTATATGGATAACTTCACTACATTTATAGGCTTTCTCTATTCGTTTACAGAATGCTAGGTAGCCGTCATGTTCAAATGGTAAATGAGTATCGCCTATAACTAGAACCGTTTTAGTCTTGCTCATCAGTTGGCTCCTTCCCTTTAAGAATATCATTCAGTATCTTAACGTCATCAGCATGTAAGTTCAGGGCCGTAAAACACATTGATCCGATAGCTTCTACCGGACCACTGCCGAACAGTTCTTTGTAACATTTAGAGCATATACATTTGAACTCTTCCTTGATCTCGCCAGTATGAACTATCTCTACTAGTTTCTTGCACTCAACACAGAAATGTTCAGCCATTGAATACACCTACTGCTTTCCGGAGTTTATCTAACGTTTCGGTTAATTCCATTACAGTCTCGAACGCCCATCGTTCAGTTTTAATAATGTAATAGCCATCAACATATTCAATGTCTAATTGCTGGTGTCCGTCAGAGCTATCCTGCCATGTGTCAGTTTCCTGAGTTACTTCTGCTTTTAATGAGAATAGTTCAGCCATGTGTTGCCTCCATTAGTAACTCTGGGTTCTGGTGAATATTACCGATAACCTCACACCGTTTAAGGTTATATCCCTCTGCCGAAAACCTTCCACTTATAAACTCAACAACCCTCATGCCTATATAGTTGTAGCCAACATTTATAATATCTCCCTCATATATCTCAACACCATTTCTGTCATATAAGCCAGTGAATTGCATGATGCTGTCGGCATCATGTCTAATAGTTCCCCCGTCACCTATAAGTCGACCATCAACAAAACAAAGCTCCTTGTATGGTTTAAACATAGTTCCTTTACTAATGTCCCAACATCTAAACTTAATCTCCCTACCCATTCTCTACCTCCATTTCATCATTCCAAACATAATAATGTTTCCCATGAGCATCAGTATCTTTAGTAACAAACCCATGGTCCTGTAATTTCTTAATGTTCCGATAGAAGGTAGCTGACGCAACACCGATAGTATCATATATCTTATGGTCGCTAACCTTTCTATTCTTATATAGGTACTCTTTGATAGCGTGATAATGGACGTTAGTATCTTCTACATCTGTCGTGTAACCAAGACGTCCTAATTCATCAGATTCTGGCGTTATCATGCAGAACTCAATGTCATCAACATAGTCAGAAGACCGGCAATCACCCATCTGCAGTCTATGAATCTTCTTCTTGTTCTTGTCCTTATAGGTTGTTAGTGTTGCATAGTGACTAGCTGCCCATGTAATTGCTGACGCTCCCATTGCGTTCTTAACCGACGCACTTGAGTGTTTCTGGCCTCTATTATCACGATACACTTTCTCAGAGTCATGATGAACTACGATAGCAGACGCACTAAAATGCTTAACCATCATCTCAACGTTCCCGAAGAATTGAGCCATGTCGGCGTTACTGTTGATGTCCCCGTTAGCACAGAGCCGAAACAACGGATCGAATATCAGCACGTCGTAATTTACATTCTGCTTTACTAATATCTCAAGCATCTGTTTAGCGTCATTATCTCCATGGAGCTTGAAACCAATGCAATCAATGAAGGTTATGTTATCCTCATCGCACTTCCACATTTTCTTCATGTTTCGTATGCGACTCTGCCAGTTACCAATGTAACCTTCCCCTGACAGATACGCCACCTTACATGGTCCTTTAGTATCGAAACAGCCCAAGAACCTCTCTCCACAGCTGAGAGCGAACGCAAGCTGCTGAGACAACACTCCTTTCCCAACTTTCTTCTGAGCCTTTATGAGCCAAACGTCACCGACCATTAGGAATTTACTTACTAGCCAGTCATACTTAAACTCTAGGTCTAACATCTGTTTTATGGTATATACTATTGCTTGTCCCATTACAGCACCATCCCCACGCAACTGACACCACAAACAACTTCTCCGTACTTTCTGTAAACGTGGTCACCATCAAAGATAACTACAGCAGAAGGGAATGGGGCGCTGTTGGTTGCATCACCAAACTTTAACCGACCCTTAATAAATCTTATCTCGTCTGCAAGCATGATATGGTCATGCCAATACTTAGTGTCAGTTCTGCTGGGGATTAACATAACTATAGTTTTTCTCTTCAATGACTCTTCGTAACATTTCTTCGCCCATTTCTTAATGTCGCTGTATGGTGGATTAACAAATGTTCTCTTACCCCACTCAATTGTTAGTCCGTCAAGAACATAATCATTTCTAAGTGGGCAAGGATCAAAGTTAAAGTCAAACTCTTCATTAAGCATGTCGTATAAATTCTTTGGTGTAGACCAGTTGTCACTTCTACTTGAAAATATTACATTGTTCATATACACCTCCTCCTTCCCTGTTATCTACTGATTCCTGTTACTCACAATCCATTCGTCCACAATCCTCACAGACTCTAAATGTCTCATCGCCAGCTAGTCCATTACATATTAGACCACCACATTTACTACAGAACACATCTTTCTCTTTCTTACCCCAGCTAATCTTCTTGTATTCCTCGACGCTCATTGTTTTGAAATTGCCTCTGCTCTTGTATCCCATAAGAACACCTTTCTATTAATAGTATTAAGTAGCTCCCAGTTATCTGTCTTATTAAACTCTTTAAGCAATGCATTAACCAATCTACACTGTGCCATGAACCGTCCTACAAGATACCGTTGCATGTCAGTCCTTCCCGCACAATACACTACTTCCAATCCATACTTCTCACGTAACGTCTCTAATTTCTTCTGCAATGTAGCACCTGATGTCTCATGCCGTCTGCCTTTAAAGAAAAACCCTTTAGTGCAAATGTCAGATACCCCATCTTCCGTGATGAGACATAATTTCTCATGCGCTACAAGGCTTCTATTGAACTCTCGTTTGAATCTATCATAGTTGCCAGCAAAAGTTCCCCAGAGATCGCCTTTAGATTTCCTGTCGAATACTAGTCGGCTATTTAAATCACCAAACTTAGTGTGCAGAACGGCTCCGTAATCGCCCTGTTTGAGACCTTCACGAACACTGAATACATCTTTGTAACGTCCGAAGCTCAATGGTTTCTGTTCACGGCTATCTACCTTTATGGTTATTGTATCTCGGTATGCCATACGTCCTTCCCATCTAAAGAGCCCCTCAAGCAACTAGTGTCACAAGAGGGGCATTATTAATTAGTGTTATCTAGAATACTGGAACGGCTGTCAAACTAGGTCCAGCAGTTTCTTCCTCGTCCTTCAGCATGTTCGGAATGTTAGGAACGATTTCCCATTTATGTTCAATGTAACCGTCCCGTTCAACGAACAGTTGTTTGCCATCGTCACCTAACACTTTCGTAAAGGTTTTTGACCCTTCAGGTCCTTCTACCAACCATTTCATTTTAGGTTTAACATCAACGAAACATGGTTTGCCTTCTAGCTCACCGCATTTACCGTCAAACTCATCCCAGTTGGCAAAGTTGATTTCAATGCCAGCATAGAACAAGAACGTTAATAGTTTCTGGAAATTAGCTGCCGAATCATTATAGGTTCCGTCAATCAACGAGAATGTTTCAGATAACTTTTTACCAGCATAACCTTTTGATTTCTTATTCCCAAGGCCAGTAGTCTCGACGGCAAAACTATACATGTCGTATGGATTACCGTTCTTGTCGGTTCCTGTATAGCGACGAATACTATCAATGCGAGCCTTAAAGAACCCTTTTAGGAACGATGGTCCATTCTCTTTAATAGGAGTTGGTTTGAATGCCACCAATACGTCTGCAAACTTATCAAAGTCTGCTCCTTGTGCTTCTGCCATCGGTTCCTTTACTTCCCCATCAAAGAAAGCTGCTGCCTGTTGTGCCATTGCATCGATTGATGGTGCTACTTCCTTATTATCATTCATCATTCTTTTATCTGCATCACTCAAAGTATTCTCTTCTGGTTTAAATTCACTGTTATCGTGCATGTTAGTTGTGTTGTTTGCTATCTCTCCACTTGCTACTACGTCTCCGTCTTGCATAAAATGTTCCTCCTCTTTCTAATCTTCTTTAGTAAAATAACCCGATAGAGCCTCATAGCTCAATGCGATTGTTCCGGCTTCCTGTAATTCAGGGCATCGACTGCCTGCGTTCCAAAATTTACTGCCCTGTGTGCGAATGAAACGGACCTCGTTATCACCGTCCATGGCACTATCAATAAGCAGAATATGATCGGACAGATTCTCCACTACCATTTTATTCTGACCACTTAATGCTAGGTCCATTTTAGTGAACTTCTCTTTACGTGTCACGATCTCATAGTCCTTTGAGTGAGTTATCATGATGATTCCAACCCCACACATACTTACCTTATTTAATACCTTTCTAATCTCATCCGTTACAAGAGCCCATCCCTTACCCATCGGCATATCGCCAGGATGTCCAATTCCGTTCTTCTCACAGATGTAATCGGACGCTAGTTTAACCAGCACATCTACTGTATCAATGCACATGTTTTTATAGGTATGTCCACCGTCAATGATAGCTTTAGAGAAATAGAGAAAGTCAACCCATGTTAATATGTTGTTTTTCTTGACACCCAAATACTTAGTGCCTGGCTCCGTTGCGGCGAATATAACGCCTGGGAACTTACTTGCCAAGTCACTCTTTCCTATCTTCGGACGGCCGTATAACAAGAATATCTGTTTAGATATGTCCGTTACAACGCCCTCTGAATCACTTCCTAATACGAATGGTCCTGCCATATTACAACTCCTCTCCATTTACAAAATTAAGTGTAGCATCATCATCCCTTAACACATCAGCGAACTGCATAATATTCTCATAGAACTTATCTGCTCCCACCAATACGTCCTCATCGGTTAATGCCCCGTCCCCTAGATGGTCTAGGAACATGTCTTCTAGTTCTGTGTTGTAGTGCTCATTGCTCATATCTACCCTCCCGTTCCTCTTTTAATAATAGTTCCATCTGTTCTTCGTTCATAATACGTCCTCCGCATCTTCTAGTGAGACCCTTACAAGCCCAAAATCACCAAGCTCGTACAGTCCGTTTTTAGTGCCTACAAACAAGATGTTATTCCATGTCTCCATACACGTTACTTCCATCTGTTCCTCGTTCATCTGTAACCTCCTTTAGTTTCGGTCGTAACCTTATTAATAGCGAGTAACTAGTGTTGTGGTGGCAACTGCTTCTTCAAGGCTCTTCACTAGATACGGTTTCAATGTTATTTAGTTAAGTTAATTCATGCCCTAGTTACTCGCTGTTATTTGTGTGGCTTAAAAGTCCTCTAAAGAGAAAGAAAGGGCGCAACACCGAGTTTTATATCATCCACTGATACGGCATTGCACCCTTACTCTCAAGGGAGGAGGTGTGTAAAAAGAAATACTTTTAATCTTCCAGTGGATGTTTTACATTGTATCAAATTTGGTGCGTCTTGTCAAGACCTCATGTGCAATTAGCTGAGATATATTACTCCTTCCCATTAAAGAACCTTCTAATAACATACGATCTAACCAGTGAAATTGCCGTGTAGATAACACCTAATACCAGATTGTCCTTTACCGTGAATCCCTCTACAAAAAACGGCAATACCAGCATGTTAATAATAAAGTTTATTGTGTAACCAATAACGATATTAGTAAGACCTTCTATTAAACTACCAAACCTAGTCTGTGCCATTCAACCCCCTTGTGCTCATCCGTTTCTCTCTAAGACTCTCAACCCCATTATCCCCACATAGTTCCTGAACACATTTATTATAATGGTAAGATAAATACTCCCATGTGCAATCTCGGTTATAGCATCCCTTAGAGTGATCGGTTAGAACGTTAAATGCTTTAGTTAAGAAATTATCAATGTAGGCATCTTGATTTTCTATTGTCATACCAACTCCTCTCCAATCATATAATCCAGTTCATAAATAGTCCCCTCATCCCAATATCCAATAGCTCGTCTTAATGGCTCCATGCTATCAACTAAATTAGAAATACTTTGTCCATTATCAGCAGACACATCATGCCCTGCTTTTTGTAGCACCGTGCATCCATTAATGGCCACCTCATACTTAGCCTGTTTCGCCCAATATTGGCATCTAAGCCTGTTTCTCTTGTGTTCGGTATAGTCAGACAGGCATTTCTTAATAACCTTCTTGATGGTCTTGACGCTTACAGCATTTCCAGCCGTTACACTTGCTCCCCCGGAAATCGCATTGATGTCACGCCCTTTAAAGAATAGTTCCATTGTTGTTGTTATTGTGTTATTGCGTAGATTGTCCATTAGGTTGTTATTCTCCTCCTGTTACTGGTTAGGTGCGCTAGGTAATGTTTAGTAGGTAGTCTTTGACTCCCTGCTTATTTGTCATTTCGCTCTCCCAACTGTTTAATGGCTTCTTTCCAACACTTATCGCATTCGTGTTTGACACACGCTTCCCTGTCTGCTTTCAACCCAACATGATGGGGACAGTATTCCTCTTTTAAAAGTATCTTGCTTGCTTTTATTATAAAATCTGGTAACAAGCTCTTATTTGTCATCTGTTACCTCCTGTATATCCTACGATTGCACCCAAAATGAATGTTAAATAAAACAACAAGACAATAATCCAAATATTCACAACTACACCTCCTTTGGTGATTCAGGTAATGGCATCCAATAGACTACACATTCCCACTCGCTATCAAACTGACTATTACAAAGAATTTCTTTGTCTTCAGCAAAACTTATCTTCATTATCTCTTTGTAACAAGAAGGCTCGCATACAATATAACCGTCACAAGTTTCTCCTTCGTAGTGACAAATAACAGCATATTCTCCACAATTTATTGGCAACCTATCCTCAACACTAACCCACTCCTGTTTATCACTAGGTCTAGTGCCGAAGTCGTTTGCTATGTCTCTGTCAAATCTTTCAACAAGTCCACTCTCCTGCTTTACCACGAACCCAGAAAGAGCTTGCTCCAAATCTTCAATCGCAATATTTGCTCTGCCATCGTCGCAAGCATCTGACCTAAGCATTAAGTGGGCGAATATTTCTGTTGCATCAAGCTCCTGCTTTACCTTGTGTTTTGCTAGTTCAGCCCTTAACCCAGCAATCTCCATCTCTAAGGCGCACCTGTATTGCACGAGCTCTCTATCCAACTCAGTAATCTCATCAGTTCTCTCACTCTTATTTATCATCTCGCTCTCCCAAACTTATACCATTTACGTTTATATTTATAACACACATTTTTAGGATTTAGTTTTACAAGCACTCCATAAAAGCAATATGGCTGTTCGTCTCTATCATCTCTGTGAAAGTGGACACAATCACAACACCTCTTATTTGTCATCTGTTACCTCCTTCGTTCGTTTTCCAATCATTTACAACTACTTTTTTGGATTTATTATCCATTACTTTTTCTTTGTTATTTTAAATAAGATTGCAATTCTGTCATTTCGCTTTCCCTTCCCTAGTCCAAATTTCGTCAATAATGTCCAAGGCTTCGATGCCTTTGGTGAATAGGCCATGAGTCACAGCCAATGTTACTTTACCCGCATGGTTAGCATGCAGCACTTTGGCTATTTCAATAAATGTTCTACCACCGTCACATATGTCGTCAATGATAATCATTTCCATATCTGGTGTGTAGTCTAAATCTACTTTTGTCTCGACAATATTACCAGTGACTGTATCGCGTACTTTTGAGCACTCAACGATACCAAGGCACCCTCTGTGAGTAGCGAACTCAATGATTTTCTTATGGGCTCCTGCGTCTGGACACACGAGATAGAATGCGATCTTATCTTCAAGTACATGTTGTAGCCCTTCATATTGTGTTATTTCCACACAATTATTAATTAGAGCCGTTGTTACTGGTGAGTGTGCATCGTTTATTAAGATAGTCTCACCTAGCGTATTTAACACATCAGCGAAGACCTTGATAGACAGCGATTCTCCCGGAACTGTTATTCTATCCTGGCGTGCGTGCGGAACATAAGGGATTTGAATGAATGCTATATTGATTTGAAGCCTGTTTAGGGCATCGCATAGTAATAGCAGTATAAACAATTCACTATCGTCCTCATATGTCCACTTGATTCTTACTTCACCAGATTCTCTAGTGACTCTTACGTGTGATTCACCCGCTGGGAATTGTATAAATTTGTAACTACTTCCAAATAGTTCGATGCTCATATCTTATCCTTCCCTTGATAGCTGTATTTACAAAAGATGCAATTTGCCATATCAACTCTCTTTCTGTTACTGGTTAGGTGCGCATTGTTTTAAAAACTCTTGTAACCATATCGTGTGTCCTCCTATGCAAGTCCTCTATTAATAAAATCTTCAACTGAATCGAACATGCTAACCTTATCACTGAACATTAAGAAATTCTCTCTATGCCCAATAGCGAACACTTTCTTACCTGCCCCAATAGCTACCCCAAGTTCCACATGCTTACCTCCCGGCGATCTTCGTAGAGACGCAAGGAACAGAATAGCATCAGCATCTAGTATCTCATTAACATCTCTATTAGCTCCATCCATCTTCTCGAACTCGTCCATAACTTTCTCAAAATCCATATCCACATATAGCCAAGATGCTGTTATCTGCACCTTATCTCTAGGCAACATTTCAGCTATTTTTCTTGACGTTCTCTGATCATGTCCAGCAACATAAATTTTAATCATTGCGTTCTCCTTTTTATTTGTTAAAATTAAACTCTTCTTGTTGTCCATAATCTACTCCAATGTAATCTAGGACTTCTCCGCATCCCAGTTTGTTTATACAATAGTCCCATTGTTTAGGATGAGAATGCTTCATTAGTTGAAAGCGATTCGGCTCTTTCTCTAGATGCACTCCAAACATGCAGAACATACAGCCTGTCCTCTTTACCCCAGTATCATAGATTGAGCTATAAGATAACGCTCTGCTCTCAATATACTCCCAAATGTCACAGTCATTCCAAACAGATAAAGGTTTGCTTTTAGGAATCTTGTTATCAAACGCATTACAGCCGCTCTTATTGTACTCTTTCGTCCTATTGAAACTCTCTGAAGCCATCTCTCCAGTAAATTGCTTTAACCCAAACTCCTTATCGAACACCTTTATTGGATTCTTTTTCATAACATCACAGCATTGTTCACTTATCTTAAAGGGAGCATCTAGCATTATCTTCCATTTTTCTGCCAGCTTTCCAGCAGTCCCTCTCTCGTCTCCGTTCATAAGCTTGTTCCTGTATCTAACAGAAAGATTTTGCGTTAACAGCTTTCTTATGGTCATTGCCGTAGATTTCCCTAAAACTGGATAGCCATATTTCCTTACAACTTCACTGAACGCCATCTTAGGCCTAAGCCACACAACATTATCAATTGACTTAACAAATAATCTTATCTCTGGATATTCAAGACCTGTATCAACGAACACTGCTTTTACTTCAGGATATAACGAGCGCACTAAATGTAATAGAACAGTCGAATCCTTCCCTCCACTGAACGCAACATATACCTTTCCATGCCAATGATCGTACCATTGACGTATGCGCTGAGTTGAAAGAGCCACTTTCGCTTCAAGCGGCATGGACTGTAATTGAGCTAACTTATCATAACCATTCACGCTTCCACCCGATGATTCCAGAACCTTTCAGCTTCATCAGCATATTTATGCCACCGATCCATATTAGCACCGCATCCAGTGCATACGGCCTTAAAGTAAGTAGTATCGTTGTCCCAGCCAGCCCTTACTTTTTGCATTCTAGCGGCGAATCCACAGAACGGACAGGCTTTTAAGTTATATTTAGTAATCATAGAATAACCCCTTTCTAGTATAATTTCCCATTAAACAGTTCATATAGTTTCTCAGTTACTTCTAAATCCTCTAAACAATGAGCTTCTAGTTCTTCCCTGGTAGCATTGGCGAAATCAATCGGTTCCGCATCATACCCTAAATATATCTTAGCAAACTCATCTTTAGACCTAAACTTACCAAAAGGACAAAGCACCTCCATAATATCCACATGCAAATCACAATCCCATTTCTTAGTAGCCTGATTTAATTGTGCCCATGGCAGATTATAGTCCAATCGCACCGCTTCCTTTATAATTGCCGGCACATCGAAAGCCTTTCCATTGAAACTTACTAGTCTGACGCTTTGTGTGCCGTCGCTGAAAGCAGCATCTATATAGGCGACAAACTCCTCGAATGATAGTATCGTGCCATCCTCAGAGCCAACTTCCTTTACTCCAACCATACAAATGCTCAATAAATCAATGTCGGTACTCATCTTCTTCGTAATGGAGCCCTTTTTAGCCTCAATGTCCGCTGCAATCTTAGCAACGTCCTTCAGATTAGCTTTCGGTTTAATGGTCCCTTCACAATAGGCTTTCAGCCCCTCATTCGGTTTCGTTTCAATATCGAATATAATAGTTCTCATTTTAAGCTCCTTTACTTGGATTGTAAGCCATTTTTACACTGTACGTGATACTATCATTCACAAAATGCCCATCGTCCGCTATATCTCCTCT